GATAATGTGAACAGACGATGTTTTCTTCGCTCATCAAAACCAAACGGTTTTTAAAGAAGGAAATACCAGAAATGGTACTACCCACAAACGAAGGGCTTGGGGAAGAATCTATGTCACCAACTGTTCTCTGTGACCAGTATTGCGTCGCCCAGGTGCTGCCAGAAATCGTAGCAGATCCAACAGAAGTAATCGTAAAGGTATCTCCTTGGTTGTTGGACACAACGTTTGTGGCTGTGTATCCTTGACCAGCTCGAATGATTCGAATGCCAGTGATCTGCTTTTGAGCATTGACGCTGGTTACCTGAAGCCGAAGGTTGATGCCACTGCCACCATAGACAGGAAAGGACTGTCCAATGTTCCACCGAGCCGTACCAACAGACGTGACACTGACTGCGGTTGGAATACCAGTTACGGTTGTAGAAAGCACATAAGAAGCTGCAGCTGCTGCACTCAGTTCACGGAAGGTATACGTTCCGTTTGCTTCACGAATCAACGCATGAGGCATCGTGGTTGGATTAAGACCCAGAACTTCTCCTGGCTTAATCGTTTCCACCCAGGTGCCAGCCCCTTGTCCGCTGCCATTACTGGTTTCAAATTTAACGTAATAGTCGTCTCCGTTGGTTCCAGAATCACCTGCAACCTGGATAACCAAACCATTAAGAAACTGACTAGGCAATGATTCAACACCAGTCACCGTGCCTTTATAAGCAACAAGACCAGTACCAGAAATACTACCAGTAGCTTCCAGGCTAAAGTCTGCGTTGTTGGCTCTGCGGATGTGGATGTAGTTTGCAATGCCAGTAGCAACAAAGGCTGGGTTAGCATTGATAGCAGTTACCAGACCGCTGATGATGGTGTTGGCGTTAAGGTTAGAACCAGACGTGGTTGGGGTATTGTAGGTAAAAGCAGTACCGTCAATAACCACACGGTAGGTCGTATCGTATGCAACCGTTGTAAGAGTTACATAACCGAAGGGGTTCTGGGTTGCAGAGGTCGTAGCAACATCCTGAACAACAACACCTCTGTTAAGCACAAAGATGTAATCGTTGATCTGAAGAACCTCAAGATCAGAACTCTTTACATGAGTAGCATAGGTTGTTGCCGTACCAGACAAGGTATTAACAGTCTGTTGAATGCCGCTTTGAGCATCCCACAAACGAACAACACCATTGTTGGTAATCTGAAGAAGAAGCTTTTCGTCAAGCCCCTTACAAATAAAGAACCAACTACCCCCAGAAAGAGAGTTGTCGATGCGACGAATAAGCTGTGCGCCTGGCCTTTTAATAAGACCAAACGTTGGGTCAGGGTAATAGTTATCACACTCTCTTAGCTGGCCTGGAAGCATCAGAGAGTCCGGCTGTTGCGATACCCCACCAACCAGGCCAATAGTTCTTTGTGAGATAGCAGCCATGATTTATCGAGCGATAGCGCGGAAAGGAGTGTAACTAATGTAGAAGTTTTGACCAGTTTCCTGACCAAAGATACTAACATCCGAACTGCTGGTATCATAGGCCAAGCAGTTGGAACGAAGCAGTGCCTCATCTTGAGCGTTGAAGGTTACCATTTCCTGGGAACCAAGAACACGTCCAGCAAAGACACGGGTAGAGCGTTGGATGATGTAATCCTTAAAGACTTGGGGAAGATCTTCGAAATCAAACTTCCACACTACATCACATTTAATCGTTGCTCCGGCAGTAAACGTATAGGTATGGTTCACTTTATCATAAAGCTTGCCATCCCGCAATACCGTCTGGTATTTCTGATTGTTTGCATATTTATTATCCGAAAGCTGAAGAGCGTTAGTGGGAACAAAGATGTTACCATTCGTATCAGCAGTAAAAGGATAGGCCACCTCAGTGTTGAAGTGCCAGCCTTCTCCTTGAACTTCCCTATCAACAGCATCCAATACGGAAGATGCAATAGCGATTTCGGGGTTAGCGACATCAAGGCTTACCACCGGGGCCTGCCCGATGCCACTCAGCATCTGGTTAATAGCTTGGAGTTGAGTCGTCATGTTATCGGACAGGACATGAAAAAAAGAGGGGCTAACCTTTAATAGGCTAACCCCTTATTAAACCTAATTTTGGCTAGGATCAGGCCACGTTACGGAAAGCACCAGCGCAGGAAACGCGCACAGCACCAGCACCGTAAGCCAGACGGCCCACGATCACATCGCCTTGATAGATCACCTTGGTGTCAGCACCGGTGGTCTGGACGGAAGGACCAATGGCCTCCACAACGCCAGCAGCATCACGGTGGAAGATCAGGCCGCAGCTGTTGGTGAAGTCGGTAGCGATACCGTAGTTGTTGTTTTCACCAGTCACAGCAGTCGCATCAATGGCGGTACCGGCAGCCGAACCATACTTGCCCAGGAAGGGGATGTTGTTCGACTTGTAGATCTTGATACCAGCGATCTCATAGAGACCTTCACCGCTGTTCAGGTTGCCCTGGCTGTTGCCGTATTCGCGGTTCAGGATGTTGGTGTCCACCTGGCTGATCAGGGCATAGTACTGACGAGGAGCCAGCACGGCCACACGGCCTTCTTTGGGGGCAGCGATCTCGTCCAGGCGGGCAGCAGCTTCGAAGAAACCGTCCACCAGGGCTTGAGCGTCATACTCCTTGTTGGCACCCAGGTTCACACGGAAACCACCAGGCTCACCAGTCACGGCAGCAGTCAGGCCAGAGGCACGATCCAGCACACGGAAGACGCGGCGGTCATAGAACTCAGCCAGGCTTTGGCCGATCTGACGGGCAATAGGGCCACGGATGTCATACTGGGCCAGGGTCTCATCCAGGTCATAGATGAACGCAGAGGCCACCAGCAGGTCGTCCATCGCAATGGTGGTCTCAGCAACCGGGGGGTTGCCGCTACCGAGGATAGCCGAACCAGGGGTGTGGTAGCCAGCCGTCACACGACCGGTGTGGATGAATTGAGCTTCCTTGCCGTTACGCAGGGTGCGGTTCATCACCAGACCCTTAGCAATGGTAGCATTACGGAAGGCCTCATAGACCTCACCGGTGAAGAGCTTCAGAAACAGAGCCTTCTTGTCGCCAGCCTTGTTAGACTGACCAAGTTGAGTAAGAGTTGCAGTCACAGTTTTAAAGGGAAGAAAGGTTTACTTAGTTCCCAAAGATCTTTGGAATGATAGAAAAAATATATTCAGTTGTGGTTTGTCCGTTGCCACAGTTATCCACCGCAGTGGGCTATAGCTCCAGTCTAGACTGGGTTTTTAACGAGGTTATCCCATCCTCAATAGGCAGGGGGACATTGCAGTCCCCACAATCTGTGTTTAAATCAGATCGCCGCTTGCAGCCAGACGTTGTTCGATGTCAATACGATAAGCAGGGTCATCACGATAACGAGGATCGGAGATAGCCCGTGCCAGTTCGGCTTGACTACGGAATGCCTTGGTGGTGTTCTTAACAGACTTACCAGACACTCGCTTGCCTTCAAACCCGACAGCATCACGATACCGCTGATTCAAGGCTTGAACTGCAAAGAAGATAGCATCCTTGTTGCCACTGTTGACAACATTATCAAAAGCAGCCACCTCATCGGGACGCAGGTTATCTGCTGCCCAGGCAAGGGTTTCATTGTAGGATTCTTCACCACCAACCGAAGCAAGGATTGACTTGGCATCAGCGTCAGACAATTCCTGTTGGGAAAGGGTGGCGTTCTTTTGAAGTTCAAGGTAAGCATCAATCAGTTGCTCAGACGGCAACTCCTTGAGCTTTTGAACGGTTTCTGGTTTGAGCTGATTGGAGTTACTGAAGTATTCCTCAGAAGCCTCTTGAATAAACTTAGCAGTTTCAGAAACAACCTCACCTTCATCAGATGATTCAGTACCCTCATCGGGGGTATCTTCACCCTCTTCTTGAGTAGGCTCTTCCTTCTGCCCTAGTTTCTTTTCAAGTTCTTTGTATGCCTTCTCAAGATCCTCAGCGGACTTGAACTTACCAGCATAACGCAGTTCAGCTTCTGATTCAGCACGGGCTCGATCATACTTGTCTTGCGCCATGGCTTCTTCTTCAGCCATCAGCTTGTCACCAATGTCTGCCAGACGAGCTTCATCTTGAAGACGAGCTTCAGTCACATCAGGATCGGTTGCGTCAAAAACGATTTCAGGCATGGTGGTAGATTAGTGGATAACAAGGGTAACATTGCCAAGACCAGGAACCACTACTGGTTTCTTTTGTGGGCGGGCAGTGTCAGTCTTGACGGTTGGTTTACCAGCAGACTTCTTACGAGGAGACAAAGAAGCTACCTCCTCAGAAGGAAGTTCAAAATCCTCAGGATTGAGGGGCTGGTTGAGCGGAGCTTGCGATTCCATCGACAGTATTTTGTAGGGCATCAACGACACCAGGGTTCTTATCAGGATCCATCATCGGAGCTTTAGCCAGCTCACCTGCTTGACCCATCAAGGACATTTGTGCCGCTTGTGCTTGCTGTTGCTTCATTTCGGTTTCACGTTCCTGAGCAGTCTTAATGAGCTGAATAGGATCAATACCTTGAGCGGCAGCAAGCCGTTTAATTGCTTCCTCTGGATTGATGAAACGAATCATCGCCTCAGGTCCAAGCGATTGGGAAATGGTCTGAAGGAACATCATCAAGGATTCCCGGTCTTGACCACGGCCAATACCTTCGATACCTGCGATGACAGTTGGGAAGACCACACCCTTAGGAAGCTTGGGTAGGATGTTGGACCGCTGAAGAACAAACAACTTCCGTTGGAGATATGGACGAAGCAGTTCTGTGGTAAGGTTACCATAGATACCACCCAGTTGCTCGTTGAGTTCCTGCTGGGTAGCACGGATCTCTTCAGCGGTGGTGCGTTCAGATTGACGCACAGTAAGAATAAGGAAGGCCTCACTCAACCGTTGGGTAAGCTGAGTAATCATTTGATAGGCAGTTGAGAAGTCAGCCTGTTTGGCAACTTGAACAACCGACACATCTTCCTGACGGCCCTGGATAATAGCTCCATTGCCTGCCTTTGCCAAGGTAGACGGCTTAACCGTAGCACTTGGAGATACGAGAAAGACAACCTTAGCAGCGGCAGCAGAGCCCTCTACCATGGCTTGCATCAGACCCTCAAGGGACTTCAGATCACCAAGGTATTCTTCAATGCGACCACGGCCATAGTCTTCTCCATCCACAATGTTGAACCGCAGCGGCAGCCACGGGGTTGTGTTCTTTGGAGACTTGCCATAGCTGTCTTCAATAATCTCTCCATCAACTTCTTGCCTCCAACGCCATTGTCCATCCGTGAGCTTGGCCCAGGTATAAACAGCAGCTTCATCCTCACCCACTGTTACATCCACAGAAGGAGTAGCAGTGTTGTCATCCACACGATTGGTGGCACTCTTAGAGGTTTTGAATTTCTCTGGAAGGAATTGACGGTTGATAGATTCAACAGTAACGATCTCGGTGGGCTGACCCTCTCCATCACGGACGACCACAAAACGGTCAAGAGGGTAAAGCTTGACACCACTCGAACCCATGTATACCAGGACATTCCCGGTTACAATCAGGTGCTTCATTGCCTGGTGAAGGATCACGCGATCCTGTGATTCGGCAACGTGTTGCATAATGACCCGCTCCATTTTGGAGAGGCTCAGGTCGATCTCTGATTTGATCCTAGCATCAAGATTGGGATCCGAGGCGAGCTTACCGTCGTTGATCTGAAGCTTAAAAAACGTAGCTGTCACAGGGAACAAGCTAAGCATCAGCTTCGAGGCCATGACGTTCGCGCCTTTGGCACCGATTGATTGCCAAGGAGTGGGCAGGTGCTGACCATTTATTACCCCAGTAGGAGTAAGGAGATAGGGCAGACTCAGACGCGCACACTCCCGAGCAGTATCAAGGAAGATCGTTCTGTCACTTGCCAAGCGAGCGTAGCGGCCAGCAGCAGATTGATTTTCCATTGTCATTGAGGAATGTTAAGACCGGTTGCTTGGCCAGAAATAGTGCCAAGAGTAGGGGTGGGGGTAGCACGAGGGGCGGTAAAGCCAGAAGCACCAGCAGCACGGCCACGAGCACCACGCATACTAGCGGCGGTCTTAATCGTACCCACCTTTTCACCAGCACTCACAGGAGCAGGAGGCGGCGGCGGAGGGGCAGGAGGAGCAGGAGGCGGCGGGGGAGGAGAGGGCGGGGTAAACCGCTGGGGTTGCGGAGCAAGACACATGATCTTAATCTCTAGTAGTTTTGTTTTTAAGATGTTTGATAATTGCAATAGCTCCAGCTTGGAAAGCTAGTTCCCGCTCAGAGATGTTGCAATCAGGAAAACGATCAGGATACATCTCTTCAAGCTCTTCAATAAGCCGAAGCAGATCAACCCTACCCCCTACTACATGTGTAAGGGGCAGAGGATCCTCATCAAGGTAAGCCATGGATTAACCATATTGTGGAAGATCGGTATTCGCAGCCTCAAAGAACGCAGGCATTCTGGCTCGTTGAGTGTCCTTCAAACCAGGAGCCTTACCCTTTTCATAAAGGGAATCGGACTGGTTCATCCAGAAGTCCTTATTCAGGTACTTGTTTTCGGACATACCAAGGCTGTCCATCACCCATCCCACAGTCGCTCGGCGTAAGCGATTGAGGCTTGGTGTGGACTTGAGACCAAGCTCGGAGCAGACCATCGAGTGGATGGCAACGTGCGTTTGCTCGTCGCGGCTGATGTCTGCTGCTGTGGTGCGGATTCCGACATCTCCGGTGAATCGGAAGAAGGGGAGGATAACGAAGAAGACACTGCGCTCCAGAATAGCTGCTTTGAGTATCGGATGCTCAGGCGCGTCAAGCCAAGCCTTTAAGATGTGCTTAGCTTCTTCCTCATACTTGGGGTTAGCACCGTGGGCATCAATTACATAATTCAATGCCTGGTCGTGGTTCTCTTCATCACGTTGATTGGAGAGTAATGCCTCCCGAACACCAGGAGTTTTGGGGAGTTCTTTCTCCAGTCCTTGTTGAAGAAACTCACGCACAGGCAATTCCAGGTGGCGAAGACCAAGGGCGCGTTTGAGTGCGTCCTCGGCCCCCTCTACCACCTTGCCCTTTTGAACCGCCACTGGGGTCCATTTGCGTTTGCGGCTGATAACTTGATCGTAGGGCGATAGGGTTGGGCTCATTCTCCGCAGGGAATACAGGGTTCGTTTTCGGGTTTAACAGTGGGACAGCCGCAATCAGGGTCGATGTCTTCATCAAAACCAAAGAGATCACGAAAGTCTTCATCAAGAGCTGCAAGTGCATCATCTTTAGCTTGAGTATCAGGCATCACCTGAAGAGAATAATAGAGGCTCGTCTGAGGGGAATACATCCACTCATAAATGAACTCTCTATCATAGGTAACAACATCAGACCACGAGTTAAACGAATACCCATGGAAGAGAAGACTGCTTTGGAAAAGGCGGACAAGACCATCCACAACTTTCTTGTAAGCTTCCCAACCTACTTCAGAAGCTATTTCGATGTCCGGCGGGTAGTCATAAGACTGGACTCCGAAAGTCCCACTATCCCTATCGACGTGACGAGAGATAGGAGGGGCCAGCTCTGGGGCAGTAGTATAGCCACGCAGATCGACGTTGTTATAAGAGCAGGAAGCCGTAGGCGCAATAGCAAAGGCACGGTCCATTTCAGCGGCTCGTGCAATCTGTGCTGCAATTTCAACGGCTTTTGCAAGTTCAGATACAAGGAGGTATGCCGGAGTATGCTCCGGTTGATGAGTATGGAATTTGGTTAGGGCGTCTCCAAACTCTTTATACGTTACGCCGTTCTGGCAAAGGAAGTTAGCCAGACCAAGAACACCAAGACCAATCTGTCGGTCAGTCTCGGGGGGAAGGTATTCGCCGGTTTCCCCAACACCGGTCTTTCCATGAAGCTCAATAAGAGAACTCATGCCCTCAGTAAATGCAGGAACCAAGTCCTCAATACCGCAAGCTCCGAGATTGATATGCTGAAGAAGGCAGGTACCACGACTAGGTAGATACACCTCCAGACAAACATTGCCCAGGATGCGATTGCCTTCAGCATCATAACGAATCTTATTAAGCCAGATGTCGCCCTTCTTAATACCATCAATGGTGGCATCAATCAGTTCATCAGAGGCATACTTGAGGAAGTTCTCATCCACATTCAAACACCGCTTGACCCAGGCGAGGTCGGCTCGGGAAGCAGTGATGAACTCAAGAGCATCAGGGTGGGTATAATCAAGATGACACACCACAGCCCCATTTTTGTATACCCCACCGCGCCTCAGGGTTTCGTTGAGGGCAGAGTAGATGCGGGCAAAGGAGACGGGACCAGACGCTGTAAGGCCCTTTCCATTTTCTGCCCCTCTAGGACGAAGCTTAGAGAGATGAACAGCCACGCCAGCTCCGTTACGAAGAGCGTGCGAAACAAAGCGCCAGGATGCTTCGATTCCTTCAGGCCCTTCCATAGTGTCCTCCACCTGGAAGACCGTACAGCTGACCGGTAAGCGAGATTCGGGGTTGTCAATCCAGTTTTGAACACGGCCAGTTCGTGCAATCTTGTTGGGGGACATTGGTTTAGATAAGGTCGTCGAGAACAGGAGGTTGGTAATTAGGCCCCTTAAGGACTTTGCCATCTTCGCGGCGGAGGGGCTTGCCGTCCACGAGTTTACTCATATTGGATTCAAAGACACGGCGCATGGCCTCATCCAGATTCCAGCCACGAGCTGCTGCAAATTGATAACACACGAAGACAAGATCGGCCAGCTCCTTTAACTGGGCCAGTCGATTCTCTTCAACGGTATCAAGGGTTTTAAATTCAGCATCGAAAGCGCCAACGAACTCAAGGTATTCCTCGGTGATAAGGTTTGCTTGTAGTTCATGCACATACTCATTAACTGTGTTAATAGGTTGGTCCATGGCCTCACGAAAGGCAATGGCTTGTTGGAGCAGCGATGACATGGTTAGCGGTTACGCTCGTGGGAAACTTGTTGGATCTTTCGTTCGACGTAGGCTTTGACTTTGAGCCAGTCATCCAGTTCGGACTCGTGGCTCTTGTGGCCTGCGCGACAAACGTATTTAATCACGTTGCCTGCCAGGTAGTCAAGGCCTTGGTCAACAATAAAATCCCAAACCTCAATCGTCCCCCTTTTGTAGTGGGTCGGACTGTACTTGGTCACGGAAAAACTCTTGGTAGGCGGGGTTGTCAATGATGCTTTTGAGTCTACGATTTGCCAGAAATCGTCCCAGGGCATCATTTCGGAATGATCGTCTATCGAGCCACAGCTGCATTCCAAGAATGATTTGATTTCTTCGTAGTTCAAACCAGACAGGGATTGCTCTGAGGATAAGGTCGATTGCGTGGAAGACATTGCGGTCAATGACATAGACAATAGCAAGGACTAAGCCGATGTCAAGTCCAATAAGGACGGGGGTGGGTTCCATAGGATGGGTTCCTTAGTGGTGGAGTTATACTCACCAGGCCGGAGGATCCGTGCGAGACGAGCGTTGCGGATGGCGTCGGCTTCAGTCATGCCTGCCTTTTCATAACAGGACAGAACTGCTTGCCATGGATCCTCAGCCTTAGCCAGGATCTTTTGAGCGCCCTTAGCGCCGATGCCAGGTACGCCTTTGTAGCCATCCACCGGATCGCCCGTAAGGCATTGTGTCCAGAACCAGTAGTCGGCTTCTTCAGGTGTTACTTGGACCAACTCACTTCCATTAAATAGGTTGCAGCTGATCTGTTTCATGTCCTTGTCAGGAGAAACAAGAATAAAATCACTTGGATCCAGGTGGCACTCTAGTCCAAGCGCGTCGTCTGCTTCGAGGTTTTCATAGCGGATAATCTTGAAGTGGTCTTTACACCAGTCCAACAACCGCTTATAACCTACGGGCTTACGTTTGGTGCGTTTACCTTTGTAGTCAGGGTCAACAAGCTTTCGGAAGTTCTTGCTGTCCGAGAAATACAAAAGCACTCGTTCGGTATCGAACCGTTTCTTGAGGTTATTGATCTCCGAAGAGAAGACCTTGGTAACCTCCTTGAAGTTGCTGGCAATGGTGATCAGGTCATCACCCCAGTCAAGCTCCGTTTCATTAACCTGACAGCTGCGATAGGCAAAGAAGTCAGCATCAATGCGAAGCTCTGGTTCAATGACAGTCGGCCCACGTTGCCCCTTCTTTTGCCTCTGAGGCGAGGGGGACTTTGAGGTCGTAGTATTCGCCAGCTTGGACGATGGACCACTCAAGTTGGAACTTTGCGTCATTGACAAGGTGTGGTTGAACAGCGAGTTGAATTTCATCATGGATCCATCCGAGCCACTGGTAATCAATGCCCCACTGGTATCCAAGACTATTCATTTGGTTGAAAGCAATGACATTCCACCGCTTACAAACTATCGCCCCTGCTGATTGCAAGAGGTAGTTAAGGGCAGCGTGCTTCTTTCCTTGGAGACGGATTGGTCGCCCATCAAGTCCCCGCAGAACATCAGAAGCAGATTCATTGGCAACAGACTTAAGAAGATCGTCAAGGCCCGGAATCGCTTTGAGGAACTTCTTACGGATACTTGCCCCAAGTTTCTTAGCAGCTTCCTCTGATAATGCCTTATCAAGTGAGGTGCCAATCTTCTTGTCCGAAGCTCCATAAATGAATGCGTAGGTTAGTGTTTTGACTTCCTTGCGAGTACACCCAACTCGATCTGCATTCTGTTGGTGAATGTCTCCGTTGACTACAACGTCAGCGAAAGCACCGCCATCAAACTCAGCGAGATAGTGGCCAAGCATACGAAGCTCCAAGCCGGAAGCATCGGCACCAACCTGACGCATACCATTGCCAGGACCAAATAGTTCACGACAACGAGGATCCGAACTCGTCTGCCCAAGATTTGGTCGGCTGTGCGCGTTACGCCCGGTGTTGGTAGCAAGCTGGCAAACATGGTGGATACGCCCTTGAGGGGTGACCATCTTGAGCCAGGCATTTGCTCCATCACTGAGCTGTCCAAGGGCCTTTTGTAGTTCGAGGATTCGGGCAAATGTTTTAGCCTCTTCGGTATCAATGGATTGGAGAACGCCTTCATCAATCTTCGGGCGTCCGGTGTCTGTAAAGACTTCAGGTTTCCAATCACGCCAGGTCATAAAGGCCCAGCCAATGTGGTCCCGACTTGTTGGGTTGAACTCTTTGAGCTTGGTAAGCTCTGCCCCCTCGTAATAACCTTTAGTGCTGTTGTTCCTCTTGGGAATCATGGTTCCGCCATCAACATACGGGAAGGTTTCTCGCATGTGATCGGCAAGTTTGTCCATCTCTGTTCGGAGAGTGGATTCAAGCTTCTGGGCTTTTACAACATCAAAGGGCCAGCCTGCTGTTTCTTGCAGTGCCATGATCTTTGCCAGGTCATGTTCAAGCCAAACAGCATCTTTAAATTTACCTAGTTTGTTGCGGAAGATAGTATTGAACAGGGTCTCAACAACGTGAACATCCTGCTCGCAGTAGTCTTCCATTTCTTGGGACCACTCAGACCAGTCGCTAGTCTTTCCAAACTCACCCTTGTAATCACCAAGACGATACCCCCAGGCTTCCAACGAGTGGCGACCATAGAGTTTACCTGGCATACCAATGGGCTTCTTACGAAAGTCCATTGACAGGATGTGTGGTTGGAATAACCGGCTAAGAATCAACGTATCGTAACACCTTGCCTTGGGTTCAAAGAAAGGGTAGATCTGTTGAATAGCTGGAATGTCAAACCCAACGATGTTGTGGCCGATCAAGATGTCAGCTTCTGCTAGGATGTTAACCCCAGTAGTAACAGACTCATGCGTACCCACATCGTTGTAACGAAGTACTTCACCTGTGTCTAAATTTTTAGTCACGATACAGTGAAGCCGATCCATCCCTTGGCGGGGCAGACCGTTGGTTTCAATGTCAAAGAGAAGTCTCATAGTCCCCAGTATCCTGGTTCCTCCGTGTCAAGGGTACGTTGCGTAATAGGATCTGGTCGCCCACATTCTTCACAGAAGTAACCACTCGGGTCCATCTCTGAGAAAAAGAAAGCGTCAGAACCGCAGGCACAAATAACATGGCTAGAAATCTCCGTAGTCTGTGGCGGGGGTGGAAGCTTTGGAGTCATTGAACTCAGCAGTGAGGTCTTCAGTCATGCGACCGGTATCAGATTGATAAACAATTGTACCAGCCTTTCCGGTTTGACCATTAAATCTGTTCTTAAGAACTCTGATGTTGGCAAAGTTCTGACCAGAAGAAAGGTTCCTTTCAAGCGCAATAACCATGTCGGACAGTTGAACGATGCTGTGGCTGCCACGGAGTTGACCGAGGCTAACCTGCTGACCATCTTCGTGTCCCTTGTCTCCTTGGGGACGCTTGAGGTGGCTGATAAGGATCATACCAACTCCAGTCTCCTCAACAAAAGATCGAAGCTTAGTCATGGTCACATCAATGAGCTTACGTTCATCGTGCGACTCGTTC